CAGTTCGCTCCATGCGTTACCGCTGCCAAGCGTAAGGCCGGGAGCGGTGCCCGCGGTCAACTCATCAAGGCGGGTGCGAATGCCGGTGATGCCGCCGTAGGTGCTGGTGCCCGTGCCGTTGAAGGCGCAGTCGTCTTCCTTGTACGCGAATGCGTAGGCGATTTCGCCAATCAGGCGATCCGCCAGCCCGAGGACGTTGTCGGCGTTCAGCTCGTTGCTCATCCGAGTGATAACGGCGAGCTTCTTTGCCACCAGCGTTACGTTATCGAAACTCATGGTGCTTTCGGTGATGGCCGCGTTCTCTGCCGTGAAATACGCAGTCAACCCGCTCAGTTGCCGAGGCTCGGTTTTGGTGTCGCTGCTCATCGGAACGACATTCAATACCTGGCGAGCGGCGCCGTAGCGTTCGCGAAGCAGAATCAGGTCAGTGCCGAATTCATCCGGAACGAGCACGTGCGCGCCGGTCGTGTCGGCTCCACCCTCGCCGTGTGCGGCTGCAAAGAGCCCATTGTCGCGGCAGTAGGCCACGGCCGCACTGTTGCGGTACGGGATGCTGCCGGTCTCGGAAATCATCGCCATTGCCCACATGCCGAATCGGTAGGCGCGAACTTCGGCGGGGATCTCATGATTGGCGGCGAAGTTCTTCAGCGGCTGGCGGCGGATGTTGACGGGCAGGCTCCACTGCTTCGCCACGTCGTGGCCAGCGTGGATGCCGTGCGCCAGTCCGAGGTTATTGGCAATGGCCCGGGTCGTGTGATTGTCCGGAGCGTTGCGGACGGCGTTCAGGCGGTTGCGGAGGTCTCCAGCAGCCTGCTGGCGGGCCTGCAGGGCATCAAGAGTTCTCTGCAGCTCTTCGGCCTCCTGAATGTAGGCTTCAGCCTGCGTCTGCTGTTCGGCGGAAATCGGGCTTTCGTCGGTGGCGGCGGCAAGAATCTGCTCTGCTGCCTGCAGTTTCGCGGCCTTATTGGCTCGCAGTTCTTCGGGTTTCATTTGTTGCTCCTGAGCCAGCGAAACGCAAAAGGCGTCAGCCGCTGGCGATCCATTGGGGGAGGAATCGCGAGTGGTGACGCCTTGCAGTTTTCTGCAGACTCAGCCCGATCAGTGGTCGCCTCAATTCAGGGCGACATGTGACGGCGGCATTTTGAGCAACCGCGTGGCAGATTGTCAACCGGGTTTATCGCATGGCGCAAATTTTTGCCCGTGCGGCCAGTTCGGCAGCGCGGTTTTTCGACGTGTTTTTGCTGGTTTTGCGGGCCTGCAAAATTTCGTCAATGAATCCCATCTGCAGGGCTTCGGCAGCCGTGTATTTCGTGCCGTCGCCATTTGCCCCGAGCAACGCCGCGGCCAACTCTTTCTCTGACTTGCCGGTCTTTGCTGCATAAGTGGCGACTGCCGCGGCGTTGAATTTCTCCAGCCAGTCGATGGTTTCGCGCAGGTCGGCAATGTGCCCGACGCCTGCCGCCAGGCCCTCGTGGATGTGGAAAATTGCGTTGGCCTGCATCAACACCCGATCCGCCCCAAGCACCGCCAGAGATGCCGCCGAGGCTGCCACTGACTCAATAATGCCGCGGGTCGGTGCTGGATGGTCTGCCAGTGCGTTGTAAATGGCCAGTCCATCGAATGCCAGCCCGCCAAACGAGTTTACGCGCATGGTTACGGGCTTGTTGCGGTTAGCGCTAAGGATTCGCTGGATTGAGCCTGCGTCGGTCTCGGTGTAGTCGTCACCGACTGTGCCGAACAGCAGCACCTCAATACCAGCGTCAGATTCGGCCCAAAAAACGCGAAAATCGTCGTTTTTTGCTGCGTTTTTGATGCTTTTTGGCGTGAAAAGGTCAATTTTTCGCTTCATTTTCAATCCTTTTTCTTTTCATCACGGGATTCCATTTGACGACGCACTTTGCCAGCCCATGCACGCCCCGGATCTCCACCCCAAAGAGCCCACGCAATCCGGCCATTTGATGGGTAGCCATCTTCGCCTTCGCGGTAGCCTTCGCCTTGTTTGTCCACCTCGTGACGGGCAAACCAGGCAGTCATATCAATGATAACCTCCGGGCTGATGTTCTCGCCGTTGCTCAGGTCTCTGGCCCTGGCAATACCAACCTCGGTGCCGCCACGGCCATACTCTCTGCGCCAGTCGAGCCCACGCTGTGCCTCGTTTCTGACGGCCTGAGGCGGGGAAAAGTCGATACCGTCGTATTTTGCCGGTGCGTTTGTAACTGCTCGCAGGACTCTGGCCAGCAGATCCGCTTTTCTCTGAGTCCATGTAGCCACAGCGGCCTCCACGTGGCCTCGCAGCGTGTCTGGCGTGCTGTGCCTGCTGACGGCCTCCAGTGCTGCATAGGACGCTGCGGCATGTTCCTGAATCGCCTTGCGAATTGCCTGCGATGTCAGGCCGGGCAACGTGTTTTCTTCCCATGTCTTCCCGAAATCCGCCATGCTGGCGAGAAAATCGCCTGTGCGGCGGCCAGCTAGTTGCACGGCCTTTGCGGCCTCAATTTCGCAGGCTTTACTGACGCCCGCCGTAATGAGCTGCCGCAGGGCTGTCATAGCGTCGCCGCCATTGTCCTCGCTGTCGTCTTCGTCGCCCTGGCTGTCGTCCGGCGTGTCGTCAATTGCCTCGCCTTCGGCCATTTCTTCAGCTGGGCTGCCGATCTCCATCCAGTTTGCTGGACGATAGCGGGCCTCGCCATCTTCGCCGAGCGTCGGCATGTTGAGCAGTGCACGTGCCTCGTTGTGGTTGATGATGCCGGATTCCAATTGCCTGTACAAGCCGTTGATTTTGCTTTCAAAGCTCATCTGGATCAGGGCTTCGCGGTTGAACTCGATCAGGTGCGTATCGTTCACGCGCTGCTGTTCAGTCAACAGCTTATCCTCGCATTCGTTTTCCCAAGTCTTAAGCCACGGCTGCAGCGTGTAATCCAGATACGATTGAGCCTCAGACTCAAGCGAATTGTGGCTCGTGCGTGTGCTGTCGCCGAGCATGTGCGGTGGTACGCCAGTGATATTGCTGACCGTCGCCCGGATCTCGTGTTCACGGGTCTGCAGGAATTGAGCCTGATCGGGGCTAATCTGCAGTTGCTGAAATTTCACACCATCCTGAATCAGGGCCACCTTGTGCGATTGACTGAGGCCAGACTGCATCGAATTCCACGCCTGCATTGTGTTGCGGATCTTCTCCTCCGTGAAGTGGCCTGGGATCATGAGCAGGCCGGACATATTGGAGCCTTGGCCGAAGAATCGGGCGCCAAATTCCATTGCTGCCATGCCGACGCCCATTGCGTCTGCCATCAGCTCAAGAATCGGATAGCCGACAATGCCATCCGGCCCCAGCCCGCGGATGTGCAGCATGTCGCGGCTGCTGACTCGCACCGCCTCTTGATTGAAATAGGTGACATACCAGATGTCGCCATCCATCACACGCACAAGCGTGTTTGCGGGGTTCCAGATACTGAGGCTGACAGGCCTGCCCTCGACGCGGTCGATGCTGGCGTAGGCATTGCCATGCAGCAGGGCCAGTGCCGTCATGGTCCGGCGAAATGTGTAGGCGTTGATATATTCGCTTGCGGAGCGGTCCAGCAGTGCCTGCGCAGGGTGTCTCAAATCCACCTTTTTGCCGCCGCCTCGCTGACGGCGAAACACGTCAAACGGCAGACCGGCAACACTGGATGAAATCAGGTTAATGGCTCGCCAGAGTGGCGGGTAGCCCATTGCGGTTTTAGCGGTGACGCGACTGCCGCTGGTGGCGCGGATCTGCGGAAAGTCGCCGCCCATGCTGATTGAGCGCCACAGATGCTCCTCAGACCGTGCGGCCACTGGCGACGGATTGGCAAGAATGGTTAGTCCGTAGGTATCCATCACAGATCCTTAGAGCAGGATGACGCCAGATCCGGCTGAAGAATATGCGGCGCCGGTTTCGCCGTGTTGAATTGCCAATGCCATCGCCATCAGCATTGCACAGATCCCGTCAATTTTCTCCGCTGATTTTCCCTTGTCCGGCCGAATGTTACCAGATGCATCCGTCTTGTGCGAGACGTTAGCGGCCATCCATCGCAAAACGGCGTTTCCGTCGTGCCGAAATTTGCCTGTTGCCAGCAGTGTCAGCAGCCTCTTAAATGGCTCGTTGTAGGTGGAAAATGACTGCGGCATCTTAACCAGCAGATCGTTAGGGATGCCGATCTCTTTCAGCAACTGGATCACGCCTGTGCTGTTCCAAGGGTCGTAACCAATTCGCATTACCTCGTATGGCTGCAAAATCTCGAAAATATGCTCAGACAACTCTCGGACGTCTACTTCGTTGCCGCTGGTCAGCGTAACCCAGCCGTGCGAGGCGAAGTTGCGGATCATTCGCTGGTCTTGTCCGGCTCGCTGGTCTACAGTAGCCTCCGGCAGCCAAAACCAAGGGAACACCGTAAATCCGCCGTTGTCTTCAGGGAACACCAAAGCCAATGCCGTTACGTCGCGTGTGCTCGACAAGTCCAGTGCCGCGAAGCATGGCCTTCCGTGATAGTCCTCCGGCCGAATATCTTGCCTGCAGTTGTCCCAATGAATCATGCTGACAATGCGGTTTGCCTGCTCGGTCCATTGGTTCAAATGGAGCTGGCGAAACGTGTTCTCGAACGCCGGGTTTTCTGCTGCCCGCCGGGCCTGCTCTCGCAGGTAATCAATACTGACAGCCTCGCCCAGCAGTGGGTTGGCTTTTCGCCACGTGGTTTCCTCGCGCCAGTCGTCGTTGGGATCTGCGCTGAACAGCACTGGGTAAAATGACGGGTCGTGAATCATGCCGTCGCGGACTGCAATTGCGTACTGATGCAGTTCCCAGCAGATACTGCTGCGGTCATGGCCTGCGGTTGTAATTGCAAATGTCAGCGGCTGTTTTCGGGCGCCCGTGGATGTATCGAGAACGTCCCAGAGATTGCGGTCGGGTTGCGTGTGGAGTTCGTCGAAGATGATTCCGCTGGCGTTGAATCCGTGGGCGCCCATGTGGTCCGCTGAAATGGCGCGATAAAATGACTGGCTGCGTTTGTGCAGCATTCGCTTTGTCGATTCCCTCAGCATCACGTGCTTGCCAAGGACGTTTGATTTCTTCACCATGTCGGCCGCCATGCCGAATACGAGGCTGGCCTGATCTCTGGTGGATGCTGCGGAATACACCTCGCCGCCTTGCTCGCCGTCGCAGAGCAGCAGGTAAAGAGCGATACCCGCGGCCAGTGTGGATTTGGCGTTTTTGCGCGGGATCTCCACATAGGCTTTGCGGTATCGGCGGGTGTGGTCGCTGCGGCGTTTCCAGCCGAACAGGTCGCGGATGATCTTGGCATGCGACTCGTGCAGGATAAACGGCGTGCCGGCTTTTTCGCCCTTGACGTGGCACAGGCAGTCAGGAAAGAAATTGACGGCACGGGCTGCGGCCGCGTCGTCAAAGTAAAAATCGGCGTCATCCAAAGTAGCGGGCCTCGATGTTCACAGTGTCGTCGCTTTCCTTGTCTTTGGCCGCCGCCATCCGCTGACGACTCAGGTGATTCAAGCCGAGGTCGTTGCTGTAGGCTCGCACCAACTTCCACGACTCCGCTGAAATCTGCACACAGGGATGCTTGATGAGTGTGCCACGGGCGCCGGTCAAATACATGCCGTCCTGTGCGACCTGCTCATCCGCCTTCTTTGCCTGCTCATAGGCGACACACAACCCCTCAACGTGCGTCGCGTCAATCTTGTCGATTAACTGGTAGTGCTTCAGGCCAGCCACCACCTCCGCCCATTTTTTGGCCGCAATGCTGCCGCGCTCGAACGGGCATTTCGGGATTTTGCCTGTGGCTGCTGGCTTTTTCTTTTCGCGGCTTTTGCGAAATGTGCCATTGGTGATTTTCAGAACGTCGGGTTTTGGTTTGCCGCCCCTCATAAGTCCTCCAAGGTGCCCTTTACGCTTCACTCAACCATGGCTTGCAT